GGAGACTGCTGGAACAATCAGGGTGGCTAGATGGTCACGCAAATGAGATTTTGCAAAATCCGTGTCGCTCATTTGTTCAAGGACATCGCAAGTTTATTGGATTTAAGAACGCAACGAATACTAATATAAAATGTATACCCCAAAGTCTGTTTTAGTGACTGGATGTTGTGGATTTATTGGTTCGAATGTGCTTACGTATTTACTCAAAACGTATCCGCAATGTGAATTTGTGAACATCGATAAACTAGATTACTGTTCCAGTTCGAAAAATGTGGAATACGCTTCTGACTCAAAATATACATTTTATAAATGCGATATTCGGAACTCGGAAATGGTGAGAATGATATTAAAGCTTCATCGTATTGATACAGTCATACATTTTGCCGCACAAACACACGTTGATAACTCTTTTGGAAACTCTATTCAGTTTACATTGGACAACGTTCTTGGAACACATACATTATTGGAGTGCTGTAAAGAGTATGGAAATATTAAAAGATTCGTACATATTAGCACCGATGAAGTGTACGGCGAAGTTGGATTCGATGACATTGAATGTACCGAAACAAAGATACTGACTCCAACAAATCCATATGCGGCTTCAAAGGCAGGTGCCGAACATTTGGTGTTTTCGTATTACCATTCTTTCAAGCTACCAGTCATTGTAGTCCGTGGAAATAACGTGTATGGACCAAAACAGTATCCAGAGAAACTCATTCCTAGGTTCACAAAACTTCTTTTGGAAAACAAGAAATGTACGATTCATGGAAAAGGAGAAACGCGTAGAAATTTCATTCACGTGTATGATGTTGGAACAGCAATTGAATCCATTCTTATGAAGGGAGTTACTGGAGAGATTTACAATATTGGTTCAAAGAATGAGTTTAGCGTTATCGATATTACGAAGAAGCTAGTGAAAATGTTGAAAAACACAGATACGATTGAAGACTACGTTGAGTTCGTAGAAGATAGATGTTTCAATGATTTGCGATATAGCATTTCTAACAAGAAACTGAAAGACCTAGGATGGAACGAAAGTGTTGATTTTGAAGATGGGTTCGTATCAACTGTTCAATGGTATATTGACAACATACAGGATTACTGGACTTAAATAACTAAATCATACTGAACTGGCTGTGTTCCTGAAACACCAAACATAGGCGTAATGTGTTGTAGTTCACTACGAGGAACTGCGGTGTCTTTACAGAATCTCGCAATTGCCTTGTATAAATCAAATCCGTGGTATCTGTCGTGAGAAGGGTGTGTCTTTCCAAACAGAATAGAGGTTCCGTCTTCAAGTGTAAGCCATCGAATTAACGTCTTAAATATCGGGTTTGAACTGTATCCACCAAAGGCTGGTCCTTCAGGAAACAGGTCCCAGAAAAGAGATGTAGCAAGACGCACTAAATCAAAGGACGGATTGGGTTTTACAGTCTCAACTCCAGCAACATAAAAGGGTTCTACATTATACTGCCCTCCAGCTTCTTCTTCAACTGAAAAATGATCACTCATAAAAAACTTAGGGTTGTTCATTCCAGAAATACGGACAGACCCTGCTCCTCTTTCGAAATCAATGATTTTGAGTAGGTATCCGTGCGTCGGAACCTTGAAACTCTGTCCATCGACTTTATAGTTCAAGAACTCTTTGTCAGTCTTCACATACATAATGTTGTTCGAATGAAGATCGTTATGTGTGAACCCAAACGTCCGTTGTGCGAACGTAAGAGCAAACAGAATCTGTGCTAGCCACGCAATGTGTTTTGTTGTTTCAGGCTCTAAGCACATTAAATCATACAATGTTCCTTCGCATTTTTCCATAACCGTCAGTTGCACAGGAACATTTGACATAGTTGCCCACGCAAATGCCTCTCCGTCCTCCTCTTCGTCATCGTCAAAATCTTCACAATCGCACGATTGAACGCCGAATACGTAGGAAGTAGATACACTTGAACAATCCGATTCAGAATCACATCCCAAATCATCATCTTCAAACATTGGGTCCATATTGGGGATTTCAATATTTCCGTCAACATCCATTCCTGGCAAATCTTCCACTTCGCCCAATGATATTTCATCGGACACTAGAAGTCTGGAGCGCGCACTTCGAGTATGCTGGAAATCCGAATGAGAACTTACGCTTTCTCCCAATGTAAGTTCAAATGTACTTCCTAGATTCTGACTAAACCAAGGTTTTTCCACAATATCAGGGTAATCATCAGAAATATCTATCTTGTGTTTCCTTGCAATGCCAGTATAGACACCATATACTTTCGGAAAATGAATACATCCGCTCTGCGAAAACAAAGCAGAAAAAAGGCTTCCGACATATGCTGCGTTGTGTGGCGACTGGACCCTTTTCATTAAAACAGCTGCTCTTTCTTGAATCGTCGGAAGACCTAAAGACCCTCCATACTCGCCTTTCATCCATCGAAATGGATTCACAAGCATAGTCTGTTTAATGTGAATATCCTTGCGTTCTCCCAGAGATGTCGTAATAGAAGTCTTGCTCTGAATAGACTGAACAGTTTCGTCTAGTTTTAGTCCATGTTCGCGAACAGATTCTACATTTTCCATCTTGAACATCGTTTCTAAAGAAGGGAAAAATGGTTGAATACTTTGGACTCCCCAATGTTCATCCGATGCTGGTTGAATAGTCTTTATATCACGATACCGCTGGACTTGAAAAGGAACCGAAACACTTTTCAATTCTCCACTTGGCTTTTTCTTCCCCATTCTTGTGTTTCGTGTATAAATCAAAACCGAAATCTTCACGCATTTAAGTAAGATGTCTATGAATTTCCAAATAAAGAAATTCAATATTGAGAATATTCGCGAAAGATGCGACATTGATTCTCATAAATCGCCCATGATTGTCTTGATTGGAAAGAAGGATACTGGAAAGTCTTTCTTGGTTCGTGATATTTTGGCAAACACTCAGTCGTGTTTTCCTGTTGGAACTGTGATTTCAGGCACCGAGGTCGCCAATCCCTTTTTCCAAGATATGGTTCCTTCCAAGTTGATTCACGACAAGTATAAGCCTGATATCGTAATGAATGCTATTAAGCGTCAAATGGCAGTTAAACAGGCACGAGAACATGAAAAGAAAAGAAGTGGTGGAAACTCTGGAATGGACCCTCGTGCTTTCTTGATATTGGACGACTGCTTATACGATAAGACCTGGATTAATGAAGAATCCACGCGTTACGTATTTATGAACGGTCGTCATATTGATATGGTGACTTTGATTACGATGCAGTACCCATTGGGTGTTTCCCCAAATCTTCGTACCAACATTGATTTTGTGTTTATTTTGCGTGAGAACAACATTAGTAATCGTAAGCGTATTTACGACAACTACGCTGGTATGTTTCCCACGTTTGAAATGTTTTGTCAGTTTATGGACCAATGTACCGAAAACTACGAATGTCTCGTCATTTGTAACGGCGTTCAGTCCAATAAACTAGAAGACCAAGTGTTTTGGTATAAGGCAACTGCTCATCCTCCATTTAGAATGTGCGACGACTCCTTATGGGCAGATAATAAGCCGTTTTCAAGCACATTACTGTCTGCGGACGAATATACGGACGGATCAATGAAGAAAAAGAACGCTGGTCCTTGGGTCAATGTAAAGAAGATGGGTTAATGACGACGAGTTGCCTTGCGTCCCTTACGACCCCGACGAGTCTTACGACGTCCCTGTCCAAAACTAGGGCGTTCTAACGAAAAAGATGGTGGAGCGATACTTGTTGTGCCCATCATTGCCGCAAGTGCGTCTAGTTCTGGGTCAGATGCTTGTTTCATAGCCGCGGATGCCGCTGCAGAACTCGCATAGACTGGCACCGAGCCAGTTAGTGATGTGGATGACCCAAACATCGATGTTAAATCGGCCATTGACATAATCTCCACCGTTTTGTTATAAATATCGCCTCCGCGAGTTGTACGCGCAAATGTGTATCCATCTGGCGCAGGACTTCCCTTCGGCACTTTTAATACTTTCACAGCAACTGGCATTTATGTTTTCTACAGAATTTAAAGCTCACGCACACCACCCTCGGAAGGGTGGACTGGGGTCTCAATACTGTCCTGTAGAGTTTGAGAGTCCGTAAGACCAGCATCTGCCTGGGCGTCGTGTAGAGCCATCTTGCGACGCGTCTCGTTCTCCTCACGCTGCTTACGAATCTTCTCGCTCTTCTCCTCCTCGAAGAAGATCTCCTTGTTCACCTCGTTCTCCTTATACTTCCTCATCAGCTCGTTCAGCTCCTTCTCGGCATACTCCACCTCAGGCATCATATGCTCAGAAGGGTCCCAAGGTAGCCACGCACCAACCTTGCCGACATACAGATTGTCACGAGGGTAGCGACGCTGAAGAACGCGAGCAAACGTCTGTGCCTCCTCGAGATTCGCAAAAATACGACGGACCTTCACGCCACGCACATTGGTGCGGAACTCATTCTTCTCAGTGAACTCATTCTCCAGCTCCTTCTCCTTCTTAAGCAGAAAGACCTGGTGTTGCTCGTGAATATCCGTCTTCGCAATATCCTCATTGTGGATCTTCGTGAATGCCTGCATATCGAGCATAAGATCCTCCACCTTTAGGGAATACTTCTGGGCGATGTAAGCGTTATACTTCTCCATCCCCTTGATCTTCCAATCATACTCCAGCCACTCTACGAACTTCTTGTTAAAAAACTCGGTCTTCTGCTCAATCACCTTCTCAGGCGAAATGAAGGAAATGATACAGTAACGCTGCGTCGGCACCTCGGGGTCCTCCTCGAGGTAATCAATCGGCATTCCGTCATCTTCAATCTTAGGTAGGGTCTCACGAGGCATTTGTTTATAGATGAGCATATGTATGAAAATCAGTTATTTAACGACGCTTGGTTTTTATGCGAACTCGGGATTCCACTTGGCGATGC